GCAACCGGACGTCCTGTCTATCCATCACCTAAGCAGAGGAAAGCTAAGTCCAGTCCACTTGACGGGCTAGACAAAGAGACCTTAATCAAGATGATCCAAGCACAAATGAAAGGAAAACAATGAGCTGGCTACAATGTGACGAATGTGAAGGCATCTTCAATGCCAAAGAAGACCCTGAATGGTCCGATGACAACGGACATATAACGTGTGCTAATTGCCTTGAGCGCCTACAAGATCAAGAGCCTTGTGGCCCTGACAACTTTATGGATGATGAAGAAGCCCTAGCTTCCGCAGGCCATGGCATGGATGAAAGCTATGGTTATTATGGTGATTAAAACCCGACAACGACCTTACCGAAAGGAAAAGAAAATGCGTGACCCATTTCAAAACTACGATGCCTGGAAAACATCAGAGCCAGAAGAAGACTACATCGACCCGCACGAAGACTCTGCCAAACTAATCGATGAAATGCTGAAACAGGTCAGCATTGATAAGATCAAGGAATGGGCAGCCGAGCACCTCGAAGCGTACTATACCAAGCATGAAAACTACAATCAATTCCAAGAAGACTGGATAAAATATATGGAGTATTATAATGGCTAGCAAACAAGTATACGAAGATGTGGCAAAAGCCATACAAGAAACTAAGCATGATATACACCAATTTTTTGAGCCGCTTCCATCTCAGCTCTCCGAAAAAGCAATTAATCAGGTAATGCACACGTTAGAGCAAAACCTGATTCAGCATTTCAAAGCCGACAATCCACGATTCTCTCCTAAACTATTTAAAGAGGCATGCCATGTCAAACTATGATCAAGACGAGCAACGCCGCCAAGGGCGAATTGAGGACCGAGTCAGTGCCTTATTTGTCCGGTTTGAGAAAGAACTTGACAAAGACGCAAAAGATCCAAATGTATCTGATAATCTAGCTTCCACTATATCAAAGTTAGAAAGCACAATTTTTAAGTTGACAATTATATCAAAGGAGCTTAAAATATTGAAATCTAGCTTTGATAATTTTTCTCAATCCAAATAGCAATTGGTCTGCATATTGCATTTACTATAGAGAAGCAAAATTTTTATGAATACCGACCAAGATAAAAAAGACCAAAAGTCTATGTATGACCAAGAACGCTACCAAAATAAAGTAGAATCTGAAGGCAACGAATACAAATCGCAGGTTGATCGTTCCTTGGAACGTATATCATCTCGTACTTACAGTGTTCGTGCCAAAGTATCTACGATCGTTTCGGCGTATGACTGCATGGAAGCCTTCGGCGGATCAGTCAGTGGTCGAGGAATCGGCTCCATCCTCGTATCTGTACTGGATGCATGCATGGATAGCTTGCGCCGAGACGGTCTCATACCTCTACGAACTGATGATGAGATAGCCGAAAGATTCAGTGAAATAACTGGTGCAAACACACAGCCAAGTGTTAATCTACCAGCACCGTCATTCTCACGCAATCTTGACATACGGCAAATCTCCTCTGAAATCGCAGAGAACATGGAAACCGAGCCAGAAGAACAGGCAGAGATATACACTCCNCAGAGTGAAGAGTTTTCTATCGGCGAAGTGCCGACTGAAAAGCCGCTTGAAGATCGTATCTTTGAGCGTGCTGATGATCCTCTACTTAAAGAGGTATCAGAGTCTAACAATGAAGGCTGGAAAGATGCCATTATTAAGACTTACAAGACCCTACCGGAGAGTCTATGGGGTAGCGATACCGCACGCACTCTCTATTAAGACTTACAAGACCCTACCGGAGAGTCTATGGGGTAGCGATACCGCACGCACTCTCTACAATGCAAACCTCAGCATTAAAGGATAATAATGTCTGAAATTACAACCAACGCAACAGTAAACGGAGAGAAAGTCTCCCATACTGTCAACTACGACATTGGCGATACATTGCAAAATGCTATTGACAATTTTGGTGAGGACAATGTCCTTGGATTATATGTCCGTGGTGCGACTCTTGCCATACAAGCAAAAGTCGGTCAAATGCTCCGGGCTGAAACATCTCCAGATGCTATTGATGACACAATGGCTGGCTGGAGACTTGACCAACGTGGTGTGCGTACTAAGAAGTCCAAAGAGCAGAAAGCCACTGAGCTTCTCGCTGGCATGGACAAGGATGCACTGGCCGCTATGCTTGATTCACTCGGCATCAAGGTCAAGTAATGCTTCCTCCGCTTGACAACTCAACGATTACAGCTTTTCGAGAATGCCCCCGCAAAGCTTTTTTTCGTTATGTCAGGCATTGGCGTATGGACGGACCCGAACCTGTATATTTTACATTCGGGTCTGCCTGGCACTCCGGACTAGATGCAATCTACAAAGCCTTTTACGAGGCACGTTCCATTCACGGTCGTACTAACCCAGAGTGGAACAGGTTGCGTCAGTCTGACGAGTTCGCCAAGGTCTTGACTGAAGTAGCCGGCCTGGCATTTGACCAAGTATGGACAGATGCTGGCTGGCCGCTTATCCCTGATCCGGATCAGTATGCTGACTTNAAAGCACGCACCCCAGCCAAAGCTCGTGAAATGTTCTTCTATTATTACAAAGANCTTGCCGAGCATCTTAATCGCTGGTCATTGATCCAGACAGAGCAGCCCTTCTGCGTCCCATTAGATCCTGAAAATCCTGAAATCTTTTATTCCGGTAGAATCGACAAAGTCATCGAAGATGAGCTTGGTACTATGTGGCTCCTAGAACACAAGACCAGCACTTTGTTCAGTAAAACCACCGGATTCAGAAACGATTTCGTGCAATCTTTCAGTCCTAATAGTCAGGTTGAAGGTTATATGTATGCTGTACGTTTCCTACAGTCTCAAGGTGATCTCCCAGATCAACCCTTCGGTGGTGTATATGTAGATGCCAGTCTAGTACATAAAACATCCTTTCACTACAAGCGCATACCAGTCTATTATGATGATATGCTAGTAGCTGAATGGCTCGATGATGTACGCTATTGGCATCATAGTTTTCAATCTAGTCGTACCGAAGGTATGTTTCCGAGAGCAACCAATAACTGTTTTAATAAGTACAGCCAATGCTCTTACCTCCATCTGTGCAGAACGCAGCCCAGTATGCAATACTGGAATGAGAAATATGAAGCTCCTGAAGGCTTCATTACAGATGAATGGAAACCTTACGCTACGAAAGAAATTGAAACCAGTTAGTGCCTCTGACTACCAGCTAGATAGACTCCGCATACTCGCAATCGGACCAGCTGGTAGTGGCAAAACCACACAATTGCGAACCCTCCCAGGCAAAAAGCTCCTCTTCTGTTTTGAAGACAATGCCTTGAACTCCCTCAAAGGAGATCCAAACATTGACTATATGCTGTATTTGCCTGATGTTGTAGAAATAGCGCCCCGTTCCTTGTCAACGAAGCAGAACGCCCGTGCGACACCGGCAACAGGTGATAAGCCTCATGCATTCGATGATTTTGTGGCAGACTTTAATGAACTGCTACGCGATCAAGAAACCTTCTCCAAGTATGATGTTATAGCCATTGACAGCTTAACATCGCTAGGCAAAGCGGTTATGGATGCTGTCTTATGGCTTAATAACAGAATGGGCCAGCAACCGGCACAAGATGACTGGGGCGCTCAACTCAATACAGTTGAGAATACCGTACGCAAGATCACATCACTACCTAAGCTAGTTTATATAACTGCCCATGATATGCTGATGCAGGATGATCTGACAAAGAAAATCTTCAATGAGCTTGTGTTAACCGGTCAACTCAAAGTACGCATACCTATGCTCTTCTCCGACATTTTTAAATTCCAAGTTGACGGCGAAAAGCATAAAATCTTGACCAGGCCAGATCGCTATAATGTGAAGGTACGTCGATCAATCCATAATCTCGATGCCGAGATAGATGGAACGATCACGGATTTTAACAAAGCAACTGAGTATGGTCTTGGGGCTTTGCTAGGCAAAGCTGGATATGGCAGTCTTCGATAGTCGAACATTGCCTTCTTTTTAACTTCCATATAGGATAATTATTATGGTAGAATCAGTCGACCTGAATGACCTCGAACTCGACGGTATCGAGGATGCAAGTGAACCTAGTGCAGTAGCAGCCGGTCAATACATTATTCGTGTTGGGCAAGCTGAATTCCGTAACTCAAAAGCTGGCAATCCTATGCTCCAGCTAATCTGTGAACTGCCAGATGAGCCAAGTGCGGCAGGCATTTTTCATTTCGTTATGATGCCTACAAGAACAATGGAGTCAGATCAAAAGACCCGTAGAAAACTCGAGCTGAAGCGCCTGCTTCATGCTTTCAGTGTTCCTTACACTGCCGCAGGTTTCGATCCGGGTGCTTTAATCGGGCAAGAATGCGAGATGTATGTCTCCGTTGAGCAAGACGACAATGGTGTTGATCGTAACCGTCTAACTCCTCCTCCTGTCCCAGAGGGTGCCAAAGCTCCCAAAGGTGACGCTATACCTTTTGAGTAATAATTAGGCTAGGGCAAACGCTAGGAATCTCCTCTCCCTTATCTTAGGGGGTATAAGATAAGCCTGGGCATTTACGCATATGGTGCCCAGGTAGCCTAAGCTCTAGTAGGTGTTTTTCTTCAGATTTTCTGAGGTTTTTCCCGTACGCTATTGCTCCCTAGCCTATTATGTCAGTCTCAATAAATCCATTTCCACGCAACAGCCCTCGATATAGGTCCAACATGTCCCAAAGATACACCCAATATACGCATAAAATCAGCGTGCCTATGCGTAAAGAACTGTACGATTTCTATGCCCAATTTCCGCATGGCATAAAAGCCCAGATCGCACGCATGTCCTTGCTCAAGATCAAGACTCTGCTTGAAAACGTGCCAGAGGACGAAATGAAGGCCCACCTATACGATCTAGTAAATGGCCAATACACACTAACAACCGCTAGTGAAAAATGAAGATAGAACAATTCAAAACTGACTTATCCAAAATGTCAGAGGATGAACTCCGAGAGTTTATCATAGAAAACCGCAAGGCACAAAGACGCTATAAAGAAGAGCAAGCCGCTCAGCCTAAGCGTGTCAAAGTGTCATCCATCACAGATGCGAAAAAGAAGGAAGAGAAGCTTAAAGCCATGCTTGAGTCCCTGCCTCCCGATGTACTACAAAAACTCCTTGCCGAGAAAGGACTAAAATGATAACGATAGAATGCACCGCCGCAATTGTATTAGACAGTGAGACAAGCAAGCCAAAGACAACAGTAACATGCTCTCAATGTGGCTACACCACTGAATCATGGGGCAATACCGAGAAATCGATGAAACGATCCTGCTGGCTATTATCCCAGCCAGAGCATGACTGCCCAGATGNGGATCCAGACGAAAGGTATTTCTACCAAGTAAGTGAGGAGAACGTAACCGACAATCAAAACGTAGCCAAAGAAGAATCCGACGAAATCCCATTCTAAGCCAATTATGAAACGCCTTGAAACCAAAACTGTTCTGCTCGACACAATACAAATCGGCGAAAGGTTCCGTGTCGACTATGGTGATGTTGAATCACTTGCCCAATCAATCAAGTCTGAAGGACTTATCAATCCCATAACGATAGACACCCAATCCAATCTGCTAGCCGGAGGTCGACGCCTCGAAGCAGTCAGGTTACTAGGATATGACTCAATCGAAGCCACTATCTTCAAGATAGAAAATGAGTACGAGCTACGGATAGTCGAACTAATCGAGAATATCCAAAGGAAAGAAATGACCTGGGCTGAGCAAGCTAACCTAGTCAAACGCATCAATGATTTGATGAAGACCGAGAATAAGCAATGGACCCAGCAGAAAACTGCTGACCTATTATCTATGTCTCCCGGTCATGTCAGCGATCAGCTATCCATAGCAAATGTTGTTGAACAGGTGCCTGCTCTCGAATCTATCGGGTCACTCCACGATGCAGTTAAGACCTACCGTGCTTTATGCGTAGGTATGGCAGAAGCAGAGTTATCCCAGCGTCTGCAAGCTAAAGCCGAGGCAACCCACCGAGCGGAGCAAGGTGCTGAGGACAACCAAAGCTACGACCCTCACCTAGCCTTTGTAAAAACCTGTGCAGACAGCTATCTTATATCCGACTGCATACAAGCAATGAACAAGCTAGCCGGGCATTGCGAGAAGTTCGATTTTGCCGAGATAGACCCTCCCTATGATGCAAACTTTGACTATAAGTACGACGTTACCAAGCTAGAAATCTACGGCAATCGAACATACGCCGAATTCATGCATGAAGTTATACAGGCCTCCCGTATGCTAATGCGTGACAACTCCTTTATGATTTTATGGTTCCCTACCCGCGACTTCACTATGTTTCATGAGCTACTCGATGCCTCTTTCAAAGACTCCTTCGATCCTATACCTGCTATCTGGTACAAAGAGACACAGCCTGCCGGCGACATCGAACGCATGTTAGCACGCCGCTATGAGTCATTCTTTGTAGCGTGGAAAGGCAAACCTATCCTGCAACTCAAAGGTTTGCCTAACATATTCCAATACAATACAGTTCCAGCATCAGCACGCTGGCATCCTGTCCAACGTCCTCTTGATATGATGCTCCGACTGCATGAAATATTTTGCCCCTCCTTCGGACGTACTTTAATACCATTCGCCGGTTCTGGCACTCCAATAAATGCCCACTATTTGCGTAACCCAACACCTGAGTCATGCATCGGTTTCGATCTGAATGCCGATTTCCGAACTCGCTTCTTAGCTAACCTAACATACCCGACCTCAAAATGAACTATGATCTCGATGCAGGCGTAGACGGCGCCAATATCATCATTTTGTTTGACTTCCCTAACCCAGACGTAAAACGCTCAGGTAATATGCTCGGCGGTCGTTCTGGCTACGCCCTTCATCAGCTTCTCAATCAAGCCAACATTCCAGTCTCTGACTGCTTAATAACATATTGCCACGATACACTAGACAACCGTGGCCTGATTAACACAAAAGGAGCATTCTCCAACCACGGTGCTGAGCTTCGAGACCAAGTAGCAAACAGACTAAAGTCACTGGCCGGTAATATAATTGTGCCCGTGGGCCCGTTTGCCTGCGCCACGACGACCGGCGATCATCGGCTAAAGTTTAATCGCGGCTCACTGACATTCAACGAGGAGTTACAGAAGAAAGTCTTGCCAACCTTTACTCCCACATCAGTTGCATTCGTACCAGCCGACCGCTTAATGTGCATCTGGGACTTACGTAAGGTGAAAGCCAATTCTCACCGCACTGGATTCCAACCACCCGAACGCACTATGCATATTAATCCTACAGTCTACGAGGTCGAACAATTCCTAGAGTATTGTAAGATGTCAGACGATCCTACTATAGCCGTAGACATAGAGACACTTAACGGTGCCGTCTTTTGCATTGGCTTTGCGCCCTCACCCAACGTAGCCATGTGCGTCAACTTCGATAACCGAACAGTCGAGGAAGAGATCAGACTTTGGCAACTATGCACCACCCTCTTACAAGATCCATCAGTAATTAAGATAGGCCAGAACTTTATATTTGATATGTGGTTCTTAGCTTTCCGCCACAACTGCTTTGTACAAGGCCCCATAGAAGACACTATGGTAGCACATCACATTGTCTATCCAGACCTGCCGAAAGGACTCGGCGTGCTAACAACTCTGCA